CTGTTTTTCCGTCGATTTAAAATGGTGGTAATCGACTAGTTTTGTTCCAAGCAGTAACACAAATTGTGTATAATTGATAATATGATACGCATGAATTAGCTTCCGTGGTGGGAAGTTCCTAGTTATAGCTCAAGAGATATAAAAAGGTACGATCTATGTGATAGGTTGAAACTGGGCGACATTTGTATGTCCAGTAATATGTACGATAAGTTCCACTTTCTTGAAAGGCTTGCCTCGGGGTGAGGACGAAGGGTTACGTCATTTAGATGCCTGCACAAGTAAGATATGTTTTTCTTCCTTGAAAGGTATTCCTCGGTTGATTAATGAATGAACGTGCTATTTCTTGTCAAACATATATTATATTTAATATATATTATATCTTTATACAATTCTATTTTAATATTTCTTCAATTAAGGATTGACGTTTTGTTATTGAAAGTGATTCATGAATTGCATTACGTACGTGTAACCAGTTCCCCGTGAGGGTGTCCCACGTTATGAGCGCTGATGCCGTAATGTTTTGAAGTGTTTTGTTAGTATGTATTGAGGCTGATTTCCTTCTCTGACTTGGACTGTTTTTCCGTCGATTTAAAATGGTGGTAATCGACTAGTTTTGTTCCAAGCAGTAACACAAATTGTGTATAATTGATAATATGATACGCCGCGTTTTAAAACTTAAGGACAATAGCTTATGCCGCGGGTTGTCAAATCTTAAGTCTACATCCAAGACTACGATGAGTTATATACAGTTTGGGGATAACAAAATTTTCCTTTTTAAAAAGCTGTGTGCTTGGTTTAACATATTCTTTTGTTGAACTGCATACAGCCTTTACTAAAACTTCCACCTTCTTTTTCCCACCAAATGTTCACAATGGCGAATTCTAAGCAAGTTATCGTTTTGTTTACTAATGCTATGGATTGCTACTGTGGAGCTAGAGTTTGCGGATTCTTTTCACAGTGGAATCATTTGAGGAATTCAGGTTGTGCGCAAATGCGTTGTCGATGTGGAGAGGTTCTTCGTCCTTCGGATGAACACGAGAGGAACTGTCATCACCATCGCAAACCTTTGTGTGGAGATTGCGGAATGAGATTCAAAAATGAGGATAAATATTATAATCATGTCAGAAACTCAAAATGCAATTTTCGGATGGAGGCTCAAGCATTTGCAGGAGTTGACGAACTTCGTCAGCGTTGTCGAAATAACACCTACAGACGACGCTTGGTGAAGAATCTGATTCTCCATACCGAATTTTGGGAAAAGAATTCGCTTTTGCGCCAACTCGACCTTAAAGTTTGGCCTGCGTTTACTGAGACTTCGCCTCAAAGACTGCTGCGATCTTATACATTGTCTAATGATGTTAAGTGTATCATTCACACACGTGATTCCGACGCACAACGGATTTGGCAGAAGATTGCGCCCCACGTTTTGGAGGCTGAATTTGGAATTGATGTGCGTCATAAATTAGACGACCCTCGCATTGCTCGAATGTTTGATAGCATTTCTGGACTTCTTGAAACTCTTCATGTTGGTACAGATGTGGCTGGCAAGGTTTTGAGTCTGGTGTGCAAGTTGTTGATTCTGTGTAAGATGAGCCCTCCTGATTGGCTGGTGCTTTCTGCGTGGATTTATGATGTTGCTTTTTCTTTTGGTATGACTGCAGTTCTTATCAAGGCTTTGATTGGAAGAGTTCAACAACATTTCACGAATCCTAATGGTTTTGAAGGCGACGCCTTTGTGGCGCAAGGTCCTGGCATGTCCCTGGGTTGGTTTTCAACGATTATTGACATCTTTTCAGCCATCTTTTTCAAGACACTTCCGAGTTTTTCTTTTGTGTCCGGAATTGTGAAAACTGGAAGTTTTGCTCGAGGAATTACCAATATTTGGCAGCTTATAGACAAGGTTACAGTTGAGGTTTTCCCGAAATTGTACACTCATATTACAGGATTTCCTTATGAGTTGGAAGAACTGAAGAAACAGTTTTCTGGTTTGGAAACTTGGTACAAGAGCGTGCAAGATTTAGTTAACGTCGAGTTGGACAACCAAATTGCTTTGGACAAGGAGATTTGTGAACGGATTCAGCGCTTGTATCGTGAAGGCTTGCAATATGCAGTCATGGCACAGGAGCTGAAACTCGACCATAAGAGTGTTCAAGCATTGAATCATCACTTTGCTGTTATTCGTATGATGTACGACAAAGTGCAGGCATCTGGTGCTTTTCAGGGTGGACCTCGTCCCGAACCCCTTGTTATTCACTTATATGGAGAATCAGGCGTTGGAAAGTCTGGTATGATGTATCCATTGGCTATAGACCTTCTTAAAATTGAGGGTATTCCTAATGGCAAGTGGGCTCAGGAAATTTATGCGCGAGCAGTCGAGCAAGAATTTTGGGATGGGTATAAATCTCAACGCATTGTTTTGTATGACGATTTTGGACAGAAAGTTGATACTGTTCAGAGCCCAAATGATGAATTTTTCGAGATTATTCGTACTGGAAACCTTGCACCATATCCGTTGCATATGGCTTCCCTCTTGGAGAAGTCAAAGACATTTTTCACGTCTAAGGTCGTGCTCTTGTCTAGCAACATTAATTGCTTTAGACCTGTGTCTTTGACGTGTCCCGAAGCTGTGCGCAGAAGAATCGACATTTCGGTGAAAGTATGTGTGCGACCCGAATTCCGAACTGGCGGCAAGATGGATCCTGCTAAGGTTTATGCGAGGACAGGCAAGTGCGTATCTACTGAACCATACATGTTTTACCTCCTCAATCCAGAGACAGGTTATCATACTAAAGAGAATCCGCTTACGTACGATGAATTGCGCGAACTTTGTGTTGAAAAGTATTGCCACAAATTTACACGTACAGAGAAGGTTTTGCAGGAATACAATCAAATGGCCGCACAGAGTGGAGATCTTCCTATGGTGAACCAGAGAGTGTTGGATTGGACGGAATCAGAAGTAAGAGAATTCGTTATGACGACCTTTGTTTATGCCGACATTCTTACAGATGATTGCAGGTATAAGATCGCCAAAGTTGATTTTCCTCAAATAGGATACGAAGGAGAGATGAATTTGCATTATCAAGTTTGGTCCGAATGGAGGGATTGGTTGCACGAGAACTTGGAGCTGAGGCCTGGGGCTTTGGATTTACTTAAGGAAGAGTATAAGGTAAACAAGAAGACGGCTGATGAGATGGAGATGCCATTGAGTGAGTACGTTGGAGTGAGACATCGTTTCTATGAGTTTGAGGAGGAACCCGTCTACATTAGTTGGCAAATGAGGAAACTGCTTGCACTCAAGGAGAAATGTGTTGCTTCTGCTGCAATTTTGAAAGAGCAATTGGCTAAATATGTTGAGAAGGCGATTGCTTTTGCTAAGGAGCATCCTTTCATTACTGCTGCAGTGGTGGCTTTGCCTCTTCTCACACTTATGTTCCGATCTTCATCAGAAGAGGAAACAGTGTCTGAGTTGGCGGCATCTGGAGATCCGAAAACCCAGAAATCCACAACGCTCCGTACCGAGCTATCAGCTTCTGGAGATCCAAGAACCCAGAGGGGTACTAAAGTGAGAACGGAGCTAGCAGCATCTGGTGATCCAAAGACTTCTCACGGGAAGAAGATTACGACAGAGGCGTATGAGGCTGAATTGCTGCGCGACGAGAACGCTTTCAATCTATCGAGAAAGATTGCCTCGAACATGTATTGCATTACACCTTATAATGGCACGCACGTTCTTGGAACATTGCGAGGATTTTTCGTGCGAGGTCGGATTTTCATGACTGTTCGTCATTTGATGCCGCTCCTTTCTCAATCATCCCATGTTAAGATTTGGAACACTTCCAAACCTGATGGTTTCACCATTCCAGTTGAGTCGCTCAAGTCATCTGCTGTGAAAGATATTACTGGAAATTTGAAGGATCAGGTACTTTTGGAGTGCCCAAGATTGGTGCATGACCATGCCGACATTATGGAGAGCTTCATCGATTCTGATGGATTGTCCGCTACAACTCGTTATCGAGGGCTTCTTTTGACGCCCGATCATACTGGATTGGTTAAGAGGTTTGGCAATGTCGAAGCTAGAGACACTGAGATTGATTATGTGTTGAAAGCTGCGAATGACATTCCTGAGATCAAGTTTAAGATCCGGAAGCGTTACATTTATGACATGGAAACTACGAAGGGTGATTGTGGATCTCCTTTGATTGCTATCAGCAACTACTTACCCAAGAAGTTGATTGGTATGCATATTGCAGGAGCCACCGGGCTTGGAATGTCGACTCCTTTTAACCGTCGCGAAATCGACGAAGCTATGAAGGAGTTTTCCAAGGATGCCCAGGTGGAGTTGGACACGGAAGAAATGGTTGCTCATCTTTGTTTCCCTGATGAGGTTAAGAATGTACCTGCTGGCAATTTTACGCCACTCGGTAGTTCGAAATACTTCGTCAGGGGATCAGAGAAGACTTCTATTCGACCGTCAGTCATCCACAATGAGGTAAAGGAGAATGTTACCATCCCAGCTGTTCTGGGCCCTATGCGGGTTGGAGAGGAAGTAGTGGATCCCATGATGAAAGGCTTGCAAAAGTGTGGCGTTCTGTCTGAACCTCTCAACCAGGATTACTTGGATGCTGCGGTGAAGGACTATGAACGCAACTTTATACCCGATCCAACGCGTCAGCGTGTTTTGAGCGATTGGGAAGCTGTCGTCGGTATAGAAGGAGATGAGTTTGCACCACCTATTAAGAGATCGACCGCTCCTGGCTACCCATTTCGCTCGCAGAATCGGATGCCCGGTAAAACTTATTGGCTCGGAAAAGATGAATACAAACTTGATGATGAGCTAAAGAAGTTGATGCACCAACGTGTTTCCGATGCTTTGAACAACAAGAGGACGCCAACTATTTGGTCCGACACCTTGAAAGATGAGAGAAGGCCAATTGAGAAGGTGAATCAAGGGAAGACGCGAGTTTTCGCTGGAGGACCCATTGATTTTTCCCTTGTGTTCAGGCAATATTTCCTTGGATTTTCTGCTCATGTTTCTCACCATAGGAATTTGAACGAGATATCCGTAGGGACAAATGTCTATTCACAAGATTGGACGATCATTGCAGATCTTATGTCCCAGAAAGGCAAGAATGTGATTGCTGGTGATTTTTCCAATTTCGACGGAACATTGCATGTTGAGATTCTTCATCGACTTGTTGACATCATTAACGGTTGGTACAACGATGGAGAGGATAATGCGCAAGTGCGAAAGATCTTGTGGAGAGAGATCTTGAATTCTATTCATGTTTGTAGGGATACGATCTACATGTGGACTCATAGTCAACCTTCTGGATGTCCCTTGACCGCTGTTTTAAATTCGATGTACAATTCGATCGCTTGTCGTTACGTCTGGATGATTGTTACCAAGGGCACTTCATTTCATACGATGAAATCTTTTAGAGAGCACGTGACGATGGTGAGCTACGGTGACGATAACCTTTTGAACGTTTCTGACACGGCGATTGAATTTTACAATCAAATTTCTATGGCGACTGCTTTTTCCACTTTCGGTATGACGTATACGGACGAAGTTAAAAGCGGACAGATGGTTCCTTGCAGGACTCTTCCCGAGGTTCAGTACCTCAAGAGGAGATTTGTTTGGAACGATGAGAGATGTCTTTACGATGCTCCACTTGCCCTTGATACCGTTTTGGAGATACCAAATTGGATTCGACAGTGTGTGGATTACGACGAAGCAACTACTAGTAACATTGAGGGCGCTGTGTTCGAACTTTCTGTGCATGGCAAAGAAGTTTTTGACGAGTGGGTCCCAAAGTTGGTTGCAGCTGCGAAAGCTAAAGGCCTCTCTCCACAAATTTTGACCTTTTACGAGTATCGCGTGACGGAACTCGAGAAATATGGCCAAATCACAGCGAAAACGGAAATGTCTTGCGATCTTTTGGATCACAACCACGAGGGATTGCCCCGAGGGGTACGAGAACATCATGCTCATGGTTGCACAAGTTGTGGGAAAACTTTTTGGCATACTCATCGCATTAAGAGCTATGAGGAATCCATCAAGTACCCCCTACTTTGTAAGACGTGTTTTGTTACGGCATGCAAATGAGGCTTCATCAAATGGACGAAGGATGAATGCAGCAAAGCTTGAATTGTGTGCGTAGAGTGAAGAATGAAAGTTCTATTGATTTATGTGTGTCACTTTAATTATAGGCTATAAATCCGTCCCTTTTGAGAGTCTTTTTTAATCCGAGAGCTCAGAGTTAGAAAACTAATGGATTGCTTCAATGAAACAAAATAAATCTTCTGGCATGACACCTGAATTGAAGACCGATGCAGTAGAGCAGCCACAGCAGTTGGAACAGCGCGAGATTATGCAATTTGTTGATGACGTTGTCACAACAGAGCACATTAAACCCGCACTTTCAGAGGAACAGGATTGGTCCAAGATGTCTCATGATTCTAAAATTCACGAGATTACTAACATTTTGTCCCGGCCTGTGAACATTGCCAATATTGAGTGGAGTGATACCCCTGCATTTACTGTTACAAATTTTCCGTCTGCACTGTTTAGTTGTTCAGACAATTTAATTAATAAGCTAAATTATTTCACATATTTCCGAGCTAATTTACATTTCAGGGTTGTTTTTAACGCAACACCTTTTGTGCTTGGAAAGTATTGGATGTATTACGCACCTTACGAGAATTTTACTGAACGCATTAAGAATGGTAGTTTGATGAATGCTACCGGCTATCCAGGAGTAGAGATTGATGTGGCATCTGGGGCACCTGTGGAACTTGTTGTTCCTTTTGTTGCTCCAATTTCCCACTTTGATTTGATTCGCGGCCATGGAAGATACGGACAATTGGTAATTCAGCCAATCGTCCCAATTGCTTCCGGAACTGCTTCAGATTCAGTTACAGCTACTTTGTACGCTTGGTTTGATGATACTGAATTGTCTATGCCAGCAAATAAGCCTGTTAACCGCTCTGCTTTTGATCAGACTTCCGTTCGCGACGAAGAAAGAGTTTTCGAAGCTCAAATTTTGCTTGCAGAATCCAATGAGGTAGAACCTACTGGCATTTTGTCTTCTTTAGCTCAACTTCCAATGAGATGGGCTAAGAATTTTGTTACCAAGACTCTTAATAACATTGGTTTCTGTAAGCCTACCGAACCGATCAGGGGCGCAAAGTATTTGAATACGCCTGCTGTTGGGTTCACCAATTATAACTCAAATGATCAGTCTGTGGTTCTTGCTGCCACTGATGGAAATATGATTCAACCAACAACAGATGTTTTTGGCACCAAGGAAGATGAGATGGATATTAAATATATTGCTTCTCGCTTCAATGTCGTCCATGACCCTATTGAGTGGTCTGTTGGTACAGCTGTCGATGAAACCCTTGTAAATTACCCAATTACACCAGGTTTTTGCAGGGAGGATGGAGATGGGAAAATTTATGCAACACAGCTGGCTTTTCTTACCTCTATTTTCAAGTATTGGCGTGGTACCATCCGTTATAGAATTTCCGTCGCTAAGACAGCTTTTCACACTGGTCGTTTGAGAATTTCTTATAGACCAAATTCTAGCGGCCCCGTTGACACGGATAAGGACTTTTTGTATTCTTGGATTCTTGATCTTTCTCAATCATCTGAAATTACTATTGATATTCCTTTCATCGGGAACCGCCCTTGGCTTCAAACTTTCGTTGGCAGTACCAATTCCGGTTTGGAAGATCACGATTTGATTTGCTATGGAAATTTAAACATTTCGGTACTTACCGAATTGAGAGCAGCTTCAACTTCTGTTGCCCAAAGTGTCAAAATTGTTCCTTGGATTGCAGGCGGAGATGATATCGAATTTGCAGTTCCGGATTTTTCCGGGTACAGGCCGTCCGATACCCCGCTTACCATTCCTGACGAATACGACGAACGGGGCGAGAAGTACGAGGCAGAGATTTTCAACAATACTCAAATTGGTTTTGATGAGTCCAAACCGCTCATTAGTGCTCCAAGCGTGGCACCCCTTGCAGGTCCTAAGTTGACCATTGGCGAGGCTGTATCAAATTTGCGTTGTTTAACGCGTCGTTTTGGTCCATATTATCGCGCATTGGAAGCACCCTATCGAGTAAACAATAGCGGATTTACCTCTTTTGGTCCATTTTCCGCTGATGCTTTGAATCTCAGCGCTGCTTCAATGAAAGAACTTCTTATTGACCCTGCATATTTTGGAAGTAGATATAATGCTGCTGTTGTTGATGATTTTGCGCAGTTACCTACGCATTCGTCATTGGCAGCTACCATTTTGCTAGTTCCAGATGTTGCTGTTGGAAAGATTAATTCCATGGATTGCCCTCTTCATTATATTTCTACTCTTTATCGGTTTTACCGAGGTGGTAGACGTTTTAAGATGTTTTTGGGAGAGAACCGTTATCGCGAGCAGGAGAACGCAACGTTCTATTCCGCCCCACCTGATGGCACACCAAAACATCCCACTGGCACTGGAAACGACGTTCTTACTTCCATGAGAACCAAGAAGGAAAGATCCAGCCATCCAGTTATCGTCACCTATGGAGGTGCAGTTTACGAGAATGGCTCCATTACCCCACCAAGCATGTTGACTTTTGAGTCCAGCAGAGAGGGACCCAACTTCGAACACATTTTGTGGCCGGATTTGAATGGATGCATCGAGTTTGAAGTGCCGTATTATTCGACTCTTCCGATTTCCGTTCTTTCTAACACATCGTATGACGAAGGAGCTGGGCCCTTGTGCCAGAGACTCACAGTTAGAGTGGGCGATGGTTTGGGTGATGAAGATCATAACGATCCCTACTACCAATACAACATTTCAGAGGTTGGCCAACTAGCTAGTGCCGTTACTGTGAACCATTTTAACAATTTCCAGGTTTACGCAGCGGCTGCAGATGATTTTTCATTTGGTTTTCTGTTAGGAGCTCCTCTATTGACTAGGGTCTTTAAGTATTAATTTCAGATTGTATGTATAAAATATGTATTGTATTATGTTATTTTGTGTGTATGATTGTGCATATAACACCGTGAGTGGTCACTCTTGTTAGCAAAGCAAGAGTCTTGACTGTCGAGTTTTTCCGAACCACCCACGGGGTGGACGTAGGTCTAACTATGAGACGACGATCAAGTTCAGCTCATGATGTTTGTACAAAACCTGTCTTTTTGCACTGTACACTAACCCCCAGTGGACAAATAGTTTTATCTTGATTTACCAACTTTTCGAGGTTAAACATTGGG